AAGATTGAGAGAGTTATAAAGTTTCTTTTTAAAATACTCAACGTCCTTAAGTTCTCCAAGGTTCTGTCCTCCAGGCAGCGTAGTAATTTCAGTACCACGTCCACCCTCTCTACGAGGCAACCAAAAATCCTCTAGCATACTCATGTGCTTTTTGTCGTCACGCATCTCACCAGTGTTTGCGTCATACACTAGTTTGTTACGATAGCGACTCATAACATCGCGCAAGTATTGCTCTGCTTTGACCTTAGGTAGATTACCAACATCAATGTAGAAAATTCTACGCTCAGGAGCACGAGACAATCTGTAGATAACAATTGAATCTTCAATCATTCTAAGTTGATTGAGTGTCTTAATTGCCTTGTGTAGGAAACCAAGAGTCATTCTTTTGTTTAAATCTTGTAATCCAGAAGGACAAAATGTGATTGAGTCAGGTGCCATCTTGACACCTTGAGACAATGACATGTCACCAACTGGTCCTAATACACCACCTTTATAAAATCCTTTTGGATTATACAGATAGTAATCAACAAACGTTCCGTATTCATACTCAAGTGCAGTGCCCTTAATTGCTTGGCGAGCTAGAGAATCTTTCGGTTTGTTTTCAATTTTTTGTCGGACCTTCTTGATCTTCATGGGATCAACGTATCGAAGTTCCGTAATACCTTTCTTTGGATTATCTAAATCAATAACCTTATGATAATATAAACGTCCGTCAATATACCAAGATCTGACAATCTCATGTGCGCGATTATCAAAGTTTAAAAGTTTTAAAATGTGTTTAAATTCATCTCTAACTTTCTTTTTAATATTCATCCCAGTATCTAAATTATCTAGATTAATTTCTACTGGAGAATCGTAAACATCACTTACAATAAATTCGTTAACAACTTCGTCAACTGCACTATCAACCTCAGGGTGTAGCGCCATGTCACGATAACGGCGAATCATCTCAAACTCATTACGAGCTTGATTATCCGTATCTACATATGTCCCATAATATCCGCCTGCTGCTACAGCAATTGCCTCATCAGCATTAGGAGGGACAGGGGACTGACCCTTCTGACCCTCCTTGCGATTAATTTGGAAGCCAAATAACTGACTCATGATTACCTATTCAAATAAGTGCGCTTCCAACTATTTATCAGGTTGAGAATTTCCTGATTATGTGAGTGTTGTAGGTGGTTGAGCAGCAGCTGCGGCAGCAGCAGGAGCAGTAGCACCAGAAGTTGTCCAGTAAGACATTTGGAACTCAACTGTGAACTCTTCAATTTGATCATTGCTATCATAAGCAAGATCAATAGAAGATACAGAAGTTGGGAAAGAGTGCATCAACTCGTAGGTTCTAATAATAGAACCACCAGGTTTGATATCATTTTTCTCAAGTTGATGAACCTTAATGGTTGCCATATAACCTGACTCACCAAATTCAGGAATGAATCTAGGAGCAGTGTTCTCCTGATGAGTGTTGATGAACTGTGACCATTCTTCAAAGAAACCACGGACTTTGAAATCCTTGTCATTGAAGAATGTTGCACTCCAGTTATCGAATGTACGGTCTCCCGCAATTTTTACAGTTCTTCCTCTAAAGGGAACTTCGATAACACCTAAGTTGGATCCAGGAAGGTTAGTGGACTTACAAAGTAAATTTGTAAGTTCCAAGTCCCCTCCCGTTGGTCCTGCACCTGATGGGAATTGGATATCTACCTCAAACATATTGGGCTTAACGCCCTGTTTAATTTGTTTTAGAAATCCGTCGATACCTGATGAAAGTGGCATTTTTTTTACCTCGTTACGTTTATCTGATTATTTTTAATTTATCTACCAATAACTTCACTGAAAGAAACTCCAGTTCTTGTAGCAGTTAATGTAACTGTTACATAATTGATTGAGCGAGTGGGTTGTAGATAAAGTTCAGCAACGAACTCGTTAGCATCAATAACTGAAGCAGTGTTATTGCTTTCGTCACAGACGACGAAGAAATCTGTTAGTCCTCTGTCAGCTTTAATTTGGGCAAGGAACCCATTAATAGCAGAAGTGAAACCACCACGGGTGAGCGAATCATTTTGCTCAAATAGTACGCCTCTAGCAAGTTGTCTAGATCTCTTTTCAATGTTGAGGAATAGACGGCGAACATTGATTCTATCGAAAGCAGATGGGGAAGACAATGCTGTCTTATCACCGAATAGAACAGGACCAGATCCAGCAAGAGAAACGATTGGGTTAATTCTTGAAGTATAAAGATCGTCTCTATCTGCAGAACCAGGATTGTATGCGAGTTTGACTACATTACGTAGACCACCTTTATTAACACCTGCAGGAGAATACCAGTCAGCAAGTGCAAGTGAAGTTCTTACACATAAACCAGCAACGTCTCCGTTACATGCAATGTAGCGATACTTATCGTTGAAACGATCATAGGTATACTTGATACCACTATCGAATACTGCATAAGAAGTAGAGGTAAGACCATCGAAGAATGCAATAGTTTTATCTCTTTGATCTGCAGAACTTAATGCTACGTTTCCAGATGTAGCAACTTGGTTACCAACATAAGGAGAAACAAATGCTAAGCAATCAGTTCTAGAAGTTGCAAGTGCAATAACAGAAGCATACTTACCAAGAGTTGCTGCTTGAGCATCAGCATAACCAGATTCGCCAGTTGCCCATGTGATAGAACCACCACCTAGAACAAAGTCAATCGATACATCTTCTGTATCTAAGAATTCGTTATATGCAGAACTAATTTGACCAACTGTGTACTCATAATCGTCAGCACCATCAGTTAAGTCATACTCTCTAACAGTAGAGAGACCTAAAGTTACAGGAGATGCAGCAGTAGCACTGTATGAAGAAGCAGTGTTGCCCCAAGCACCAGCACCATAAGCAGCAACATCAGCGCCACTTAGTGTTGCACCAGTAAAGATTGTGGAAGCGAATTCGTTAATAGAATCCTTATAGAAATTAGAAGCACCTTCTGCAGTTCTTGCATCAGATACTTTGGAAAGATATGTCAATCTTTCTACGATTGTGTTTGTGCTTTCGTCTAAAACAGCAATGTGAAGTTCATCAAATTTTAGATGACGCTCAGATGCCCAAACAGAAGTACCAGGACGTGGAGCAATTGCAGATAGTTTTAAACCTGTCGTTCCAATTTCGGTATTGTTATACCAACCTTGTACTGATGTTACATTCAAATCAGCACTTGCTGCACCAGCACCAGTGATAACATCTGCTGCTGCGATGAGTGTGGTAGGATCGTCTAGAACAACTGCAACTGATAAACCATCAGCAGCTGCGGAATAAACTTTACCTGCTTTACCACCAACAGTGATTGCATCACCTACTGAAGGAACAGAGGCAAAGGCAGCGTCAAGTGTGACAATTTGATCTGCGCCACGGTCTACAACAATAACCTTTAAGTTACTGCCATCAGCACCTGCTGAACGTGCGATAAACTTCTCAGTGGAACCTACGCCAGCATCGAAATCTGCTTTTGATTTTACTAGAACACCTGTTCCAGAAGCAGTGGCGTTTTTAACATCTGTTACAGCGCGAACGACTGCTAAACGACCACCGTAGTTTAGGAATTCTGCAGCGATTAACCAATCTTCTGCGTTTCCCTCTGCGGGAGAACCGAAAGTATCGATTAGTTCTCTCTCGGAATTAATTTGTGTAATTGTGCCTACTGGTCCAGTTCTAAAACTGGAAGCAAATGCTGCTGTAATAGATGATGCACCTACAACTACTGCATTTGATAAATCACGTTCTCTAATAACAACACCAGGCGAGACTTGACTTGCCATGTTTTTTCTCCTTGGATACTCCAAAAATTATCTAAATCTATTTAGATTTTTTGACTTCTCTAAGGTGGTGAACTGTGCATGAACTACCAGTCAGGATATCCCCAGTCAGCAAATGGATCTCTCTTTTTTCTAGATGTCATCACCCTTTTAACTGTACAGTCCTTACATTCATATGCATATGCAGATGGATGACCTTTTTTAGATTTACGAGTCATGTAAAAATCTTCTATTAAATTTTTATTTTTACTACATGACCTGCATTTTCTTTCTCTAAAAAGTAAATGTTCTAGTGAAAACTGGTCTCCAATATCCATCAGTAGTTCCACATATACCCGACTTCTTCTTGCTTATCTCCATACGCCCACAGATCACCATCTGCGTCCAGAAAGGTGTCGTCGCCCATACCATCATCAACAAAACCAAAAGGAGCCATATCCTGTTCAATTTGATTTCTTTGTTCATCGTAGATCCTTCTTCTAATGTCCTGATCTGTCATCTCTTTGAAGTATTCTTGCATGACTAACCATGCGAATAATACCATACACATTACAAGGTCATCATGATATCCCTCGTCTGCTTCCCACGCTTGTTTCTTTTGTACAAATGTAGTTAGCTCTTGGAAAATATTAAAGTCATTGAATACTAATTTATCTTCTTCGATAATAGCTTTGAGATTAGAGCAACCGATCTTCTTGACCGTTACACTCATCTTGACACCTAGTTGGGTTTTTGATCCTGAGAATCCTTGACCCACAACTTGCCCTGCTCTTCCACGCATCGCACACATAAGAACGTTAGGATATTCAAGATCGTAATTAAGAGTAGCAGCAATTGAATCTCCAATGTCATTTACTTCTACCAAAATGTATGGGTTGTTATATTCTTTTGCTACCTGAAAGATGACGGACGGAAACAGTACAGGTTTAATCTCATTATTTCTGTACTTCGCAACGATCTTATACGGCATCGTGGTGATATCAAACACGACAAAAGCACTGTAGTCGCCACCAATTCCCCTGGCAACATCGACAGTAATAATATATTCGTGATCTTTTTCTGCTCTCTCGTAAATGTCAAGTCCTGCATTGCTCTTAATTGGATCAGCGAATGGTATAGTTTGGAGTTTCGCTGGACTGATTAATGTATCAGCAGATCCAAGGAAGTCGCATTCAAACTCCTGTGCGAATTGTCTGGGAGATGTGTTCTTAATTGTCTCTTCTTTCCACTTGGCATCCCTTCCAGGGACCTGTGACCAGTGGACTTCATTAGTGATATAATCATTCTTACCACGCCTAGCATCCTCCCACATCTTGTAGAAGTGATTCATGCCGTTAGGCGTTGAGATGATAATTACCTTCGTTGATTTACCAGAAGTAATAGTAGGATAAACAGAGGCAAAGAATTGCTCCGCAACATGGTTTGGAACGAATGCGAACTCATCGAGGAAGAGAATGTTAAACGACATGCCTCGGACAGCACTTGCAGATGTAGAAGCTGCCAATATCTTACTGCCATTCTCTAACTCAACATTACCTTTGTTCCATACAAGGATACCATGCTGCATCCACTTAGGCAAGTTTTCATAAGCAAGTTGTAATCTTCCTAGCAGTTCCCTAGCGGTAGATGCCTTGTTTGCAAGAATACCAATGTTAACACTATCATAAAAGATTGCATAGTAAAGAAGATAAGCGACAACCGTAGTAGATTTGCCTGTTTGTCTTGGGAGCTTTGCGATGTTGAATCTGTTCTCATGAAAGTCGCGCAAAATTTCTTTTTGAAAACCATACATGCTAAAGGGAACTAAACCCTCATCTAGCGAGATGATCTTGATATAATTCATTGCAAAATAAATTGGATCTTGTTTACACTTGATCCATTCGTCAATTTGTTTTTTAGTAAACTGTATAGGGGTTCCCGCTTTCTTTAAATTGGGATTGCCCAAATATACATCATTAGTTGCCACAACAAATCTAGTTCACTACTAGTATTTAGAGATCTCCAAATTTATCATTCATTTCATTGATGGCATCTTTTTTTCCTTTGATCATACCATCAATATATCCTGCACGATATTCCCAAGTTTGACCACCGTCTTGTCCTTTCTTGGGATTGATACACTGATCATTCCCATACTTATTACAAACAAGACCAGCAAGATCTAATTCACTGGAGTCAGATGAACCACCTGTACCACGCCAGACATGAGTCCCATTGATCCAAGTGGCACCACACTTTTCACATTCCTTTCGCTCTAACTTTAAATCTGAAAATTCGTTAGTCATAAATTAAATATCCATATTTGAAAAAGTGTAATCTGCAAGCATTGCAAACAATCTATTTTTAAGTTGTACAAGATACTCTTGTTCTTCTGCTGGTCTTGCAGGAGACCCAGGCCACATTTTTATTGAATAACATATGTGATCGTATAGCATACGAATCTCATCGATTTGGATATACATTATAAAGTCGTATTCGTCTTCGTTTGGTATATCCATTATAGATCAATCGACAAGCGTTCCATGTGCTCTCCTAATTTCTTTTAGTGCTTCTAAGTTCATATCTTTAGTGCCACCATCGTATGCGTGAGCATACCCTTCTTCAATCATTTGTTCATTGAGAGACACACTTGCGTCCCCAATGTATAACCAGCCAAGAAGACGACCATATTTACCGACGCCACCAACAAGTTCAGTCCTAACAGACAACTCATCATCACCAGCCAAAGTGCTTTCGAGTTTTGCCTTGAGCCAGTTGGTTGCGTCGATTCCAAGTGCCTTCTCCTCTAAGTTTTTGGTCCTTTTTTCTGGCGTATCAACTCCTGCAACTCTAACTCTTTCTTTCTTGTATAAGTCAAACCCAAGATCAATTGTGACATCAATAGTATCACCATCAAGTACACGATTGATCTCCGTTACTCTGAAGTTGTAGCAGCTCTTCCTGCTCGGTGGTGTCATTGCTCCCATCTTCTAACTCTGCAAATGCTTGTCTTAGTATGTATACAACTACGAACAGCGCGAGACCTAGTGCCATTATTACCATGATGATTACAGACCACACAGGATCGTTAGAATTATCAAGAGGACGTAGTAATAAATTCATCTTTTACTATCAGGACTAGGGATTAATTGATATGCCATCTTATCTCTTAGTTGATTGACACGCTCTTCATTATACTGCTTGAAGTTTCCTCTCTTCTCAACTTTTTTATAGTAGTGTAATGCATTGAGGATGATTGCATAGTCATCCATATCTAATTCAAAGTTCATTTAAACGGTTCCCAATGTTGCCAACCATATTTGTGAACTGCCCACATACCAAGAATGGGGACGAAGACCAGGCACCATGCCATTAGTCCACATCCCCATGGGTTGTTTAATACTGTTCCACAAAATCTAGCGAAATGTAATAACATTACTTAAAATATTTTTCTAATACATCTATACGCTCTTGCTCATGAGCAATAACGTCAAGTTGATCTTGGATAGCAGCAAGCACATCAGGGTGCTCACCAATACCTACAGGATTTTTGAGATAGATCTCAATATTTACCTTTGCTTTTCTAATGTTGCCTTCAGCTTCCAAACGTAGTGCGCTGATAATTTCGTATCTCATAATTTTTTACTTAATGATAGTAAGCATTGTCTAATCCCCATGTAATAGAATACACTATTAATCCCAAAATTGCAATTGCTTTTGTCCACACCATTTTACCCATGGATCCTCGTTGTGTAGGCAAGAGTCAGGATGTACCCACCCACTATTTAATTCTTTTAACCTCTCTCTGAGGTGTTTATTTTCGAGTTTCAACATATAAATTTGGTGCTTTAATTTTTCATTTAATCTCATATCGTTTTTTCCAAATCTCCAAGAAATACCTATCTACCTGATAGAGATCAGATAGCGGTGGTGGTACTCTATCTATGTCTTCAGACCATAACCTGCATAAAGATCTCATTTCATGAGTAATTTTATTTGGTGTAAACATTCTAGAAAATGATGACATGGCAAAAGCATATCTCATCTTAATGCGCTGTTCCATTTCCGTCATATTTGTCACTTTCATAGTAGACATTCTCACCTTTTCTGTACCCGAAATATGCGGTGGCACATATGAATGGTAGTGATCCGAAAAGTAAGACATGTGCGAAGGTCATAATTCTGGCGGGGGTTGTGGGAATAGATGATATGGTCCTGTAGGAGATGCTAGTTTTGCTTCAATAACACGACAAAGGCGATCAACTTGTTTCTTGTCAGATCCACATGGAGCATTGTGTAGACATCTGAGCATTAGTAAGTCATCACTAATTTTTGGTTTAATAGTAAACCCCCATTTGTCTACCTTCTCATCAGTTGGTGCCTCTACATTATTCATTAGATTACACCTGGAGATAGTGATTGAAAGATTTTAGAGCAAGCATCAATAGCATAAGGTGCTCCATATACTCCAGAGAAGATATATGAGATGCCCAACTTGGAACAATATTTCTCAAGCTCCCTACATTTTGATATGTCTCTGTTGCTATAATCAATAATGATATCACCCTCTTCAAGTAATGGTAGCAACTCATCAAGTGTGTCTTCTACTTTTACTTCTGGAAGTGTGATCTGAAAGATGCCAGGAACTTTACCAGCACTGGTAAATTTTTTACCATCGGACTTAACTGCTTGAACAAGATATTCTAGTGAGGTTACACACCCACTAAGATGTCCTGCTTCATATTGTCCACAGGCATTCTCATAGTTGGTACTACTGTAACCCCAAACTTCAATTCCTTTTTCAATCATACGGCGAGACATACCTTCACCAGTACGACCAAGACCAATCATTCCAACTTTCATTATATAACTCCTCAATATAGTTTTTCTTCTTGTTCTGTAAGAACTACACAATCACTTGTAGGTTTTGCAACACAAGTCAAAATAAATCCTTCTTCCATTTGATCATCGTCAAGAAATGATTGCTCTTCTTGATCTACTGTTCCTGATTCTAATTTTCCTGCACATGTAGAACATGCTCCTGCTCTACAAGAATATGGACCATCGACCCCTGCCTCTTCTGCGGCATCTAAAATGTTTGTATCTTCATCGCACTCAAATGTGCTTTCGCCTTCGCTCGTTTTCCAAGTAATCGTATACATGTTTTGTTTAATCTATTGAACGTGAATAATACCAGTCATACCTGCACCCTGATGTGGACCACAGAAGAATTCATAGTCGCCAGCGTCAGCGAATAGAATATCTTGTGACTCACCAGGTGCAAAAAGCAATGCCTCTCTCGAAAGATCGGGACGTGCTTCAACAATAATATTGTGAGGAGGTAGTGCCTCATTTACAAAGTGTAGTGTGTCACCTGCTGAGATTGTAATCTCATTAGGTTCAAATGCTAGGTTTCCACCAGCACCCATTTTCACATCTACTGCCCATACAGGCGCAGCAAAAAATAACGTTGCTATGAACGCAAATAAAAATTTCATTAGTCAGTTGAATAATTTTCTTTGTATGCTTTGAGTTTAATAATCAAGGCATTATATTGATCCCACATCCATTCACTACCTGTTCGCTCTTGGTAGAGCTTGCAAGCAATCGTTAGACGATCGAGATCCGTGTCGTTAAAACGCATTTCATTCTCAAAACTCATACTATAATTATAGATTGAAAATACTATTATACATCAATTTAATAATTATTTTACAAGTAATGTTAGCAATTCCACGCACGTAGTGATTTGTTGATCCTGCTATCGGGATCGCTGGCAGTTTTCTTTGAAGTTAATTTCTTTTTCATTCCTTTCATTCGAGCGCAGAACGATGCCCTACGGGGATTTCCAACCTTTTTGCTTGGTGCTTTAAGGTCAGATCCTGGATTAGCCTTCTCATATGATTTTCGTCCTTTCTCGTTAAGTCCACCTTCTTTTGATTTGCCAGCCTTCTTTGTCCAGGCTGCACCTTCTTCTAATTCCGTTTCCTCTCGTTTTACGGATTTACCTGGGACTGCAAATCTATCCCAAGCTTTTTCGCCATAAGAACATTCATCTCTTGTCTCATCTTTTTTGCAGAGTTGGCAATAGCGTGTCTCTTGCTTTGCTTTCTCTTTCTGCTCTGCTAAAACATGATCGGCAAGATTTTTAATTTCTCCGTATGTTCTCATGATAAACGACAGGGTTTACGATTATATTTAGCGTTTTCCCCCACCCATATCTTTAAGCATTTTTTGTAGTTCTGATGTAGACCCTACAAACATTGCATTGTTAGTAACTTTAGATGGACCTTTCTTGTCTTCATCTAGGTCTTTCATCTTCTTATGTAAGTCCTGTAACTTCTCAGTCATGTCTGCAACGTGCTTCATTGCCGCTACAGCAACTTCATACGCTCTAGGGTGCCCAGATTCCTGAGCGACCTCTAAGGCACCTCTGACCGCCTCCTGACCGTTATCAATCAAAGAGTATAGTTCTGCCCTTGTGTACTCATAATCCTTTGTACGGTCATCCTGGTTCTTCTCAGGAGGTTTTGGTTTAATAGGTTGAGATTCAACATCAACACTGATGTTCAACATCTCCTCCATATTATCTTCTAGGTTACTCATAAGAACTCAATTCCTTCATTAAATCCAAAGTCATCACCAGCATCTACTAGTGCGTCATCATTTACATCGATGACTCCATCTGTATTGATGTCTACTACTGCTTTGGGTGTGTATGTACGTGTAATAGTTCTGCGGTTGACTGAAAGATCGCCAATCGTTTCGTGAATGATTGCTTTCTTGATAACGTCTGCAGTGTTGTAAGGACCGTAGATGTATGACTTCATTGTGAAGTTGAGTGTGTATACAATGTATCTACGTTCATAAAAACTATCGTCCCACTCATCTTCGTAACTGATATTGTTTAAAACAATAGCAACATCACGTTTCTCATTCATATCTGGAATCATATTAAGAGTCACAGAAAATGATGGTTGGAAGTATGGCAAGATTTGTTCAGTAATTTGTAATGCATCGTCTTGTGACTTAGCAATAACTCCTAGTTCAAAACTTAAATTATAAGGAACAGGAACATACTGAACTCTTACTTCACTACCATCATTATTAATGATAGTTTTATATTTTTGAATTGGTGATGTTTTACGAGTAGCATCATAATCAATACTAGTCATCTCAAAATAGAGACGTGGTATTGTGATAGCTACTTTACTATTCGATTGATTTTCTTCTATACGAACAAGAAATTTTTGCTTAGGACCATATGCCAGAGGAACTTTGATCTCTTCTAAAACACTTCCATCACTAGGATCTGTACTCTTCATTGTAATATTATTGAAGAGCGTACCAAACGCTACAATGTTCTTGCGAACAATTTGATTGTAAAAATAATTACCTAACATTAGATACTACCCGTAAAATTACCAAACTCACCAAATGGATTTTTCTCAGTCCAATCCACAATGTTATCAGCATCATTTTCGATCTGTCTGTTTTGATCATAGTTGCTGCTGACATTATTTAGAGTGTCAAATGTTTCAGGACTCCACTTAGCACCTGAGGTTAGACCTGTTACTACTTCGTCAGTTGTAAAGGTTCCTGTTCTATTGAATACTTGGAGAGATCTGGTTGTGCTATCCCATGACTTGACTTCTGCTCTGTTGTCTTTAGGACTGTAGTCAATAGTAACAGTAGGAGCGGAAGTATAACCACTACCTGCACTATCGACATTAATACTATTGACGATGCCAGTGCTACTAACTGTTGCAGTCGCTGTTGCACCTGTACCACCTCCTCCTGTAATAGTTACTGATGGTGGTGTTCCCTGTTTATAATGGGATCCACCGTCTGTAATTGTGATACTTGTTAGAGCATCACCTGTAATAGTAGATGTTGCTTTTGCTAAGAACTCATCACCAACAACTTCCTCACCTACAACGAAATCTCCAGTGCCACCAGGATCCATGAATAATTTAATAGCATTGTCAACTAGTTGCTCAATACTATCAATCTCTGCAACACCAGTATCAAAGTCATCACTACCAACCTCATAGATCTCAGCAGTGATAGCATAGAATTGAATCTTACCAAACTGATAGAATGGTTCTTCTTTTCCTACAAATTTAATTTCGTAAATATCTTGTGTTAATGGGAAGTACAATAAGTCTCCCTCATTAGGTCTGCTATCAACTTCCAGTGTAGGATTATGATCAGCTACCTCTTCATCCCATCTTCTAGTAGAGACACGGAAGATAACTTCATCTGTAATTCTTAAACCGAACTTAGAAATAAATTCAGCATTGTCACCAAAACCCATAACATTCTGTAACAGCATCTCAACTTGGAATTGTTCTTGATACTTAGTGTATCTAACTTCATCCAGAGTGCTGTCTGCTAGGACGATCTTGGGGATATAGTAAATATCTGTACCAAACAGTTTGATTTGCTCATCCACAAGATCCTGAACGAGACCTTGTTCGCCACTGTGACCTGCGTAGTAAGTTGGAAAGTAGGGACTTGTAGGCATTTTATCCGATCATATCCATAGGTGGAATTGCATACTTACTGAGAACTTCGCTTTCGATTTTCTCAATTTCTGCTAGTGCGTCTGTGTATAACTCTCTTCCGTTGAGGGTGATGCCACCAGGCAACTGAACGTTGTTATACTTAATCAGGTTCTGACCCCACTGCTTCTTTAACAAAGCTGTGGCATATCTCTTAACAAATAAATCATTGTACATCTCTGTAGCATCATTGGGGTCAATCATGCGATGACATTCAATGAGGATATTAGATTCTTTCTTTAAAAAATCTTTATCTAGATCCATGTAAAGACGATCACGACGCGCTGTAAATCTGAACTGTTGGAATGAACCATTGTTCAGAACCATATCTAGAGTTTCTAGATACTGCTTAGTCATATAATAGTTGAGGATATCAAGTGATCCAAATGCATATAGATCATTCAAGAACATTTGATACTCAATACCAAATAGATTTGAACGGATTGAGTTACTAACAAGACCAAATACTTTACTAATACCAGTTACATGGGATGGTATAGGTATGTAATTTGTTGTCTCTTTCCAAGTTACAGTATCAGATCCATCTGTTTTAGTTGTGGATACACTAGCTGCAAACCTAGTTTTATCGTCATCAGTTAATTCGTGGTATAAAAAAGCACGCTCCATACCGTTATAACAGTTCTCTTGAAAGAACTGAAAGGTATCATCAATTACATTATTTACCTGTTCGTCATCGACGTTAACTTGCAATACAGGTTCACCCAATTGCCTTTTGCAATATGTGATGAGATCAGCTCTTGAGTTTGGAGATGCCATTACACACAAAAAATCCCTTCATACCTATTTAGGAAGAAGGGATTTAGTATTTATTCTGCAGGAGTTTCTGCTGGTTCTTCTACTTCTGGTTTCTCTTCTAAGAGATTTAGAGTTTCTAAACCTCCTTCTAATTTAATCTTATACTCTTTTGCTTTAACAAGATTTGCTTCAAGTTCTCCAATTTGCTTTACTGTAGTAGCAATTTGCTCTTCAAAGTTTTTCTTTAGTTGTGCTGGATCCATGGTTATCACAGGTGATTGTGTATATGGTTATTTATCTACTTACATAAGAAGTAGTTTCTATTGTTTCTTCTATTTTCAAATCCTGAGAAGTCCATATATGGAGTACCAAACATCGATCCTCCACCAGTGGTTCCACTGAGTTTAACTGCATCTGGGAGAATAAATCCAGTTGGAAGTCCAGATGGTGTTCCTCCACTAACAGAATAATCAAGCGATCCACCACCAAATAGTTGTACTTCATAGGTGTTGTGTGTCCAGAAGAACGCTACTCCTCTTTCATCGGATGCGTTTTCTGATGGAGTCGATCTCATATAATCACCTCCACTTCTCAACCAGTTGCCATGACCGCCAATATTACCTGTGTAATCTGATCTCCAGTTAGTAGCAGAACCAAGACCCTGAGCGTCAATTTCCAATCCACAATGTGGAGTATATGAAGATAATTGAGTTACAATATTTCTCAGTGCTGTAATTTCTGCCAATGTAAAATTGCTTTGAGTTCCATGGTTGTAATATTCAATAGATCTCCACCCTGTATTATAACCAGCTCCTCCAACATACCATCCTCTTCCAGAAGAATTGCTTACACTTTCAATTTGAGATACTGTATAAATTTCTCCAACTTGACGTGTTCCCATATTAGGAACAGTTCCTGTTCTCCTAGGTCTGGTTGTAGAACTATGTGTGCTATTGGTATTACTGTAAACACCAGCAGCAACAGTGCCGTTCATATTATCAGAATCCCAACGGTATCCAGATGGCATCACAAAACTAACCATGTACCATGGACCATTTGGAACACTAAAGTTAACTTGAACTTGTACAGGTGATACAGTTTCGTTAAAGGTTGTATACAGAGTTTGAATACCTGTATATCCTTTATCGGCAACATCAGATAGTACAGAAAATGCTCCATCTGCTGTAAGACCGTCTGCAGTTCCACCACCTTTTACTAGTTTCCAATCAGTTCCATCCCAGAAAGCAAGTTGTCCAGTAGAACTATCAAATACCATAGATCCTGCATCACCTGTAGACAAACCTGTAGGAAAATTATCAATTCCGTTATAGGATCCAAGTTTTAGAATATTGGCGTTTGCTGTGCCGACGTTAATTTGAGACATTTTCTTTTAAAACTTATAGAACTTTGATGTAAATATCACTTTCGCCATTACCAGTCCAACCACCAGCTGCATCTCTGAATGGGAAATATCTTTGCTCAGAACCTCCGTCAACGTCAGCATTCCAAATACCTCTAATAGGAAGTGGAGCAGTAGCAGAACTACCAGTATATCTAAAGTAGAATCTACCTACTCTCCATGTATTAGAGTCGTTTCTATCAGTGTCGTCAGTGTTTCTAGAAGTTGGGTTGTCCCAAGGACCATTAATAGAGGTAACACTGTGAGACATGCCAGCAACTCTTGTATAACTCTTACCAACAATGTTCTGAGAACCATTCCACCTGGTATAGTTTACGTTATCAAATCCTCTTGATTCCATATAACCAGAACCATATGTCCAACCAACAGAACCAGCACCCCAAGATTCAAATACTTGTCTCGTTTCTAGACCGATATCAAGCAATGCTTGAATTAGTCCATTTGATTGATCAAAAGCAAAATCTCCAGAGTATGCTGTTGAGGATTGATTAGCTGGGTTTGATAGTCCAGATTGACCACGCCATGCATCTCCACGAGAGTAATATGATTGAGAATATCTGATTCTGATCCAGATTCCCTGATCATTAATGCCACTAAATTGTGCAGACCCATCAACATCGATAGCAACAAGTTCTGCTGCTCCACCATAACCAGTTGGTTTGATCCAGTATTCTCCTGCAGATGGTCCATCGGAATACCAAACAGCAAAATCTTCGATGGCATTTGTTGGAGTAGACCCGTCTTGGTTTCCTTGCTTTTTAAGTTGGAACCACTCAGTGCCGTCCCAAAAAACCATGGTTTTTAAGACAGAATCGTAAATCATAAAACCAGCTTCCGCTGATGTTAAAGATGGATATGAACCCTCGCCAGCATAATTTGCTACTCTGAGAGCAATACCTGTATTAGTTAAACTAGCACAGTTATTGCCTAAGGAGTTGTGAAGTTCATCCAGTTTTAAAATTCCTGCCATGACTATCTACTTCTTTGGACATGTTATGTTTAACTATTTAGCGGTTCCCAAACTGTATTCATTGTATATCTAAATGATGGTGCTTCTGGTCCAGCAGCTGTTGGTTTGTGTGGTATACTAGAATCAAAGATAACAATTTTACCTGGTTCTGGAAATTCTACATGCTCGATATTGTTTAAATCATCTGACGCCCATACTGTATAACCATCCCAAGAAAGGTCCCACTTTACATTTGCATAGTAAAGCATGGACAAAGATCCTTTTTTAAAACTATCTGGATGAAAATGTGGAGATGTTTTTGAAATGTTGGCGTTAATCCAATGTGCTTTCAACTCTCTTTCGTTTCCAATAATATCTACTATTGGTTTTAACTTCTCATCATTTAAAGAAAATTGTTCTGCTAGTTGTGGAAGTTCTAATCCTGGATGTGCGCTCAAAACCAAATCGCTTTTAAGACCAATCAATACACCTTCTGTAGATGGTCTGAATCTATAGTTTTGTCTAACACACCAATCAAGTAAATTTAATTGCCTATCGTAGTTATATACATCACGGAAAACATAAATCTTTTTTCCTGTGCTTGTTGTATATTCACATTGTCTCATTTTTAAAGCACTCTGGTTCATAATTAATTATAGCATCTCTTGATGAAAATGTTTTACCTTCCATCTCTTGTGGAAAATCTCTAAATTTATTTTTCTTGTTTGCAATCCTTGTTTGGGAAGCTTTATCATTAACTTCTAGAGCTTTGAAAAAATCCCCGTCTAGTTGTTTAAATTTTTCTTCTCTCTTTTTCTTGAGAGATTCCATGCGTCCTTCATATAACGCATCATAGTCAGCAAATGGTTGAGTCATTGTTCTATAATTTTTGTGATTACTTAATCATGATAAAACTTGGTTTACCACGAGTGGTTGACTTGTCTCCACCTTCCACGTTCCACTGATCTCCAAGACCAGATCCATCTTGCCAGTCATCAAATCCTGTATTACTGTATGTGCTACCATTACCAGTTCTAGAATCTGTCCAACTATAAGCATAGTATGCGATCACATTTCCACTAGTACCATTAGAACCTTGGAAAGCAACTGTTACAGGATAATATGCTCCACCACTTCCATATACTTTGTATTGAGTTCCTGATCCTCTGTTCGTTGAATATGAGCTACTGTGGAGTGTACCAAAACCATAGTTCTGACTACTGTTTTGACCATAACCACCATAACTAGAATTCATTCTCTTTGCACCAAAACCTGGCCAACTTACAGTTGATCCCATAGAAAATCCATTGTTTCCATTATCAGCAGACCAATACTGTTGTTCGGTAGGAACAGTAATTTGATTATTCCATGTGTAGTTAATATAACCAGTTACATTACTACCACCAGAACCAATAAAGTTTGAGTTTGAATTTGTGATAACCCAAACGCATTTATTGAACTGCATATCAGTACAATTAATACTAAAATTATTACTTGGAGAATATGAATTGGATCCAGAAGTACCGACATAAGATGTATATGCGGTAAATCTACAAATGTGTGATGATGTATACAAAACATTTGAAGCAGAATTATTTGCTACAATCATCCATCCACCACCATCATATGCTGGATCTAAAATACAATAAATTTGCTGAGCAGGTGCTGAAGAACTTGCCTTGATCCAATAAACACCGTCTGTTGTTTGACCATTTGCTACAAGATCTTTAGCAGAAGCTGCTGGAGATTCTTGTGTTCCAATAGCAGAACTTGATAAAACTTTCCAGTCAGTACCATCATAAAATTCTAATACTTCAAGTTCCGTATTCCACCCCTGTAGTCCAACATCTGGATTTGAAGGTTTTGATCCTTCTGTCCATTGGGGAAGTTTTAGTAGTCCCTCAATATCTAATTGATGACCTGCAGGAACTCTAATTTTGTTGTTATAAGCAGATATACCGCGAATATCGTGAACTGATAGTTGACTCATTTTATACTATACTCCAAGAAGCTCCGTCAGCGATTGTAATAATTACATTGTTATTTATGGATACAGGTCCAGCAGTCATACAATTAGTATTCTGTGGAATTGTAATATTTTCCGAACAAGTATTTCTATTTGCTTTGAATACTCCGTAAGTATCCAACCACTGTGGATCTCCATTAGCATAAAGAGTATGGGAGTTAACTTCATTCGTGAAGGAAGATCCTAGGATATTAGATCCACCATAAACTTCTAATGGGAATTGTGGTTCTTTGGTTCCAGATTGAATAAAGTTAATACCAACAAATGATGCTCTATAAATGTTGTTACCATTTGGAGATTCTGTCCATCTGGAAGTTACAAATTCTGCATTGTCTTGGTATAATGTTCCGTTGAAGTTGACATCACCATCAATGTTAAGTTGATAATTTCTAGTAACATTTGGAGAAACTGTTGTATCAACTCCTTGGAATTGATTTGTATTAATAGCAACTCTATTGTTGGAACCTTTAATAGCAAGTGCTGGAGATCCAGCTGCTAAACTCTTCCAATCATCACTACCATTAGTTTGAGATGAGTAGATTTCAAATACATCAGCACCACCGCCAATGTTAGATCCTAAACGGAATCCTCTACCACCACCGTTTCCAGTACCACCACCTCTGAGATGAATATCTGCTTCAGCGTTAGCAGTTCCATCTCCAATTCTAGTGCTATCCTTAACAGTAACAATATGAGTATGAACATTTGCCCACTTGAGAGAACCTGAACCAATTTCTTGATCGTTAGTTGCACCAGGAAGGACGTTACCACCATTACTAATTTTTAATCTCTCAGCAGAAGTAGCGTTAGCTGTTCTGGTTCTGACAATTAATTCACCAACATTAGCACCTGTTCTATGTGCTGAAATACCCCATTGAGCAGGAGAAGAGTTTCCATGTTGTAGTATGATACCAGATTCACCGTTATTTTTTTGTCTGAATACACTTGATTGATAAAGTGTTATCTGAGAAGATAGTGCTGAGTTAGTCGCGAAGTTACTATTACCAGCATCGTCATAAACGTTAAAGATGGCAGGATTTGATTCAGTAGTTGAACCAATGAGAACTCTGTTATTAGTCGAGTTAACATATAGTGTTCCGCTATCAACGGTAAGGTCTGCTGTGATAGTTGTATTTCCACCAACACTTAAAGTACCAGTTCCTTGAATGTTAAGATTATTATTGCCAGTGATTGTTAAACCACCAGTCATAGTATCACCCGTCTTCAATACGTTGAGTGATGCAGCACCAGTTAGATTTGCACTGATTGTACCAGCAGAAAAATCGCCATTGGTATCTCTCACTACAGCAGATTTCAGTGAAGCTGTAGAAACTACATTAGAAGAGTTAAAGGCAACATTACCTGCGTTCCAAAGAATGTTACTGTTAACAGTTAATGCATTTTCATCTACAACTTTAAATTCTAAAGAACCAGATCCTTCTGTTGCATTACCACCATCGGCAATAATAGCAGAGTTATAGGAAGGATCGTTGTTATTGTCTACTGCTTGTGCTTGAGAAGAGTTAAAGTAGATGTATGGATTTGTGGCAAAGTTGCCATCATATCTACCAAGTCTTAAGAATCCAGAACCAGAATTGTTTCCAAGTTCAGCAAACTGAACTGTATTACTATCAAAAATTTCATAGTTTTCAAAACGTCTTTCATCACCAGCAACACCAAGGAATACTGCCTGTTCGAGATTACCACCTGAAGCAAGTCTACCGATAAGCATTGTATAGCTATTAGTAGAATCATTTTGATCATTTAACTGTGGAGCGTTATCAATGAAGAAATCACCAATATCTTGTTTGTTGATATTGTAAATATTAATTTGAGATCCTGGTGAGAAATCTCCACCAGCACCAGTATCAAGAACTTGTCTTACTAGAATTCTATATGAAACATCTGATCCAGAGTAAGATTTAACTTCAATCTTGTTTCTAAATTTAGTAGAACTTCTCCATGTTGGGAGTCGTGTATCAAAAATTTCATTTTTCTGAATATTCCAACCATCTTGATACCAAATACCTTCTTTATTATCAAGTTTGTCAGCATCTAATCCAGAATCAATACCTTGGTTACCTGAGTTCCAAATTTCATACCAAGATCCATAGTTTGTTACACCATCACCAGAACCACGTAGATAAATTCTATCGTCATTGGCAAATGCAAGTTGTCTTACACCACCAAATGTAGCATCAATACCAGACTCACCATTACGGAGAGTCATAACTAAGTGTTTAGCTGAGTTAGAAGTACCAGTATCTACACTTGGGAATGCTGACAATAGACCATTGGAACTATTGAATACTGTGTTTAGTGTTAAACCTTGAACAGAACCACTAGGAGCTGGGTTGGAAGTTGGGTTACTAATACCAGTGTCAACACGAAGTGTATTAGTAGATTTACCACTAATATCAATACTGTAAGTACCACTTGCAAGTTTGTCTGGATTGATACTACTATCAACGAAGAATGCACCATTGAGGTAGTAAGAACCTTGCTGACCATCTAGTAAGTCAGCATCAAGTCCACTATCGGGACCTGTTTTAATTGTAATAGAACCGTTTCCTTCTTGTCCAATATTGAACTGTGATTTCTTAAATCTTGCAACACCAATTGTTCCGAAGAGATCAGCGGAAATTGTTAGATCAGAAACTCTTTGAATATCAACTGCAACATTAGCAAACTGTTTATTAACAGTGCTGACCTTACCAAGAAGAACTAGGTTAGATCCACCACCAATAGCACTTGGATTAGGTGTAATCTGGAAATCTGCATTGTAACCAGAACCAGCATTTGTTACGGTAGCATCAGTAACTGCTCCTCCAGAAATAATGAGGTTAGCTCTTAAATCAACTCCTGTTCCTCCATCAAGACCAATATCAAAATATTGACCATCTGTATAACCACTACCAGGATTAGCAATTACAACACTGTCAATAAAGTTACCAACTGTATTTGAAGAATCAAATGTTAGAGGAGAAGCACCTCTTTCAAATTCAATAACTGTTCCTAATGCAATAGTTGCTGTAATAGGATTGTTAAGAGAAACAGTTGTCAATCCACCAACAGTAGTAACTCCATTGATGTTTGTATTTGCTGCAATACCAGCAACGTTTGCTACAACTGAGTGACCAATCAAAGCATCTGAATTACTAGTAAAGATAAACGCATTAGCACCGTTTGATGCTTGAGACGCTAATCTTGCAAAGTATCTTGTCTCTGCACCTTTAATAGATTGTACAGCAGGAGCAAAGTTTTGGTCACCTCTTAAGAAAGTGAACGAGTTAGCAGCACCACCTGATGCTAATCTATCTGTTTCAATAACACCTGATGTGATATCGGAAGCAGCAATTTGGTTGGATGATAGAGATACCCAGTTAGCATTATTAGTAGAGGATGTGTTGACAACTCTAGAAATATTGATAGTATTTGTGTTTGGTGCAGCGGTACTATCATCAAATGTGTCAGTATCAAGCATCTTGATATTGTTAACAATATCACCATACAATCTACTCTCAATAAAACCATCTGCTTGTGCTTGAGTACCAGCTCCTGGAGGTGCTTGAATAGTAATTACAGGTTGTGTTGTATATCCACTACCACCAACTAGACCAAGGTTTTCGTCAATGGTAATAGTAACAACTTCACCATTTGCAATGGTACAAGTTGCAGTTGCTGCAACAGCACCAGATGCTGGGTTACCACCAGAAATTGATACGGTAGGAGGAACAGTGTATCCCGAACCACCATCAGTAATAAGAATTTGGCGAAGTACGCCCTCTCTATATTCAGTAGCTTGAATTCTACCTGTAGAAGGAGTACCAGTGTATACATCATTAATATTAAATGTTAAACTGGGATCAACTTGGAATCCTAAGAATAAACTTTCTAGGTCATTGTTTAAGATGAATGACTGTGATGTATCCTGTTGGATAGCGATATCACCAGCAAGAGCACCTTCAATCTTCAATCTGTCTGCTTGGGTTGCAACAGTGAATACTTGGAAAGGTCTTAGAGCAGGAATCTGGTCAATAGAAATTTTACCAGAGTCAGTCAGTTCAACCAGTGCTCTAGGAACAGCGTTGGTTGAGAAAGGTTTGTTAATGTATGGACCTAGGTTGTTTGTAATGAAGTCCTTAACTGCCTTCTGTGTAGGTAGTTTAGAGTCACTAGTGTTAGCACCACCAAGTGTGTTGGATGCATCGAAACCAGTAACAACAACGTCTCCACCTTTCAGTTTCAAGAATTCAACTTCAGAGATGGTAACCGTACCCGTAAAGGTGATGTTACCAGTTCTGTTTTCGATTCTTGCGAATGTACCAACTTTAAAGTCACCTAATTCGTCAGTACCAGAGACATATACACGACCATAATCTTGAGATACTTGCTCGTTTGCCTCTACTTTAGTACCACCGTTCTCAGGTAGTGCAAGGTAGTTATTACCAGAACCAGCAAATTCCCAAGTGTGGGAGGAAGAGTTAACAATAGATGGTCTATGTAACTTGATTGTTGCATTAGATGCAGCTGCTGGAGTAAGTGCTTGCTGTAGTGCTGTTAAACCAGAAACAGTATTACCAGTTGAGGTTTCAATTAAACTTAGTCCATTACCAACACCATCATCAATAACGAGAGTTGCAGAGAAAGGAGGTCCAACAGTAACACCAGATACAGCATCAATAAAGAACTCTTTTGCTGGATCTGCATTTGTATATCCATCAATCTTAACAATATAGTGCTCAAGTGGTTCTCTACCAATACCACCAACAGTAAGAGTAGTTCTACCAGTTGGAGTTTGAGATACTACATTAATTGTACCTGTGTCAAACTCATAACATTCTCTTCTAAATCCAGTTCCTCTTAGAGCAAATGTACCGAAGTTAGTAGCAGAGTTGGTAATAGATGCATATCCACCAGTTTCACAGAGAACACCATCTTGACAGAAGATAACAAAGACAGAAACTAACTGTGTATAACCATCTTCGATGACCTTATAACCTGTACCACCAAAGGATACAATCGTGAATGCTGCAGCAACCATCGACTTACCTTGGTTAGGGAAGGATGCGCTTCCATCTGGTTCTAGACCAGGGAATGGACAGTTAGGTTGCTTAACTTTTGTACCATCAATTAGAGCACCACCACCACCTCTGAATGAGATAACAGATGCGTTCTGTGTATATGGTGAAGCTTCAATAATTGGGAAGTCATCATATCTACCACGAATCGCCATTCTCTGATTTTGGAAATCAGTAATGAAACTATCTGGGTATGAAACAATAGCACTAGTATCATACAAAGTTCCAAACGTTTGAGTTGTGGAACCAGGAATAGTTGTTCCATCTAAAATGTCCTCAAACAATTCTAATGCTGTGTCAATACTAGATTCTACGCCAGCACAAATTGCTGTAGTGCTAGAAGAATAAGCACTTACTGCATCTGTACTTGCACTTACAAATGAATGAGTTGATTGTGGAAGATGTGAAACTGCATTAGCTGCTGCACTTACAAATGTATGATCATATTGCTGTCCAGCAGGAGATGCACCAACATTAACTGTAATTGAAGTAGATGTTTTTCCTGTAATTGGAATAGATTTGCCAGATGCAGGATCACTTGGTCTTGGATATGTCTCGTTAGAAACATTACCATCAGAGGTACAAGTAAATGTTAGAGAATTGTCAGCAATAACAATACCTTCTCCAACATCTAAAGTATGATTACCAATTTCTAATACTAGTGATCCTGTTGCAGGATCGTAAGTTGCAGCAGATGGTGTAAACTGTACGTTAGGACCTGAAGCACCAACATTAACAGTAACTGTATTTGTTGTTGTTGAAACAATTGGAAGACTATTACCATATGCAGGTTGACCATCTTTTGGATACTTATGCTCTGTAGCATTGTTATCCATATCACAAGTAAACGTTAGTGATTCTGGTTGGAAACGAATTGTGTTTGATGCCGATAAACCATGTGCCGTCGCGGTGGTAAACGTAAAATCACCATTTGCTGGATCGTAAGTAGCGGTGGTTGGAGTGAAGATACCAATTGGAGCAGCGCCAACTCCATTTAAGATACTCCAATCTTCAAACTTAGGAATTGGAGATGATAATGTAACAGGACCGTAGATAACCTTGGTGCCATTAGCAAGAGCACTTACAAATGTATGTGAGTCAGTATTCGCTCCTGCTACGCCAACATTTAAACTAATAGTAGTGTTACCACCACTAGAAGTTACGTTAGTGATTAGGAAACTTTGACCGAAGTTAAGGTCAGTTCTATATGGACTTGCATCGTTTCCACCGCCGCCAGCAGCACAACTATATGTAATTGCTCCCTCAACGAAAGCAATCCTGTCTGAATTTGCTACAGGTAATACTGCTGGATCTGGAATGACTACTGTCATAGCTCCAGTAGTAGGAACATATGTAGATCCTGTTGGAGTTGTTTGTAAAACGTTTCCATCAGACCAGTTACGCATTGCCTGGATGGCATAGAGTTTTACTCTTTGGAAAGCATAGATTGTTTCTGCTCTCTGTGCTTCTGGAATACCAGAAAGAACAGTTCCACTGAAATATGATTCTGCGGTAGAAACAATACCGTGGTTTCCACCAAGAACTAAGTCTCTCGCTAGTCCTCGTAATACAATTTTAATATCTCTACGACATTTTCTCTGATGTACATCAGAAAGATTAAGTGTTGGATATACAACTTCTGTATCAATAAGTGCTTGATCCGCAATTACATCAGCGTTTCTAGCAATCAAATATGCAGCATCAATATATGTTCCAGATGCATTATTTGAAATAACATCTACCCAAAGGAATGATAGAGTGTCAATAGCAGATCTTACATCATCACAAGCAGGACTTCCTGCTGTTGCAGAGATGATAGTAGGATCAACATATCTTGTGCTTGTAGCGTGTTTTGTAACGTATGAAGGATCACCAGTAGTTCTGTTCTTAATCCTCCAGTTGCACATTGCATAAATTGCTAGTTCTCTAGCATATTCAATAGCACGTACATTTTGAATAATTTCATCTTCAATGAAAGCAATCTTACCACCAACAATATACTTACCAGCAGCTTCAATAATGTTATGGTTAGATCCAAATTCAAGGTCTCTTACTAAAGCATTGAGGAAGTGAATAACATCTTGCTTACACTGCTCATCACCATCAGTGTTAATATTGTTTCCAGAAGTTGGGGAACTATATGCTGGATAAATTTTTTGACCAGCTGAACACTCAATTAGAATGTCTGCTAGTTTAACAGTATCATCTTCAGACAATGCACTAACAGCAGCATTTGTCGTTGTGATTGTAGCTACGCCATTTACAGCATTATCATACAGAAAATCGCTAATGGCATAAGAAGTTCCACCAAATGTTACTGTACCACCGCTAACATATGTGTTAACATGATCTGTTGTACCTAGGAAGATGTCAAAAGTATTGTTGACGGTATCAATATTATATACAGAGAAATAATCTTTTGAGAATTGCTCGTTAATAATACCAACTACTTCTTCTGCAATATAATCTCTGTTATTTCTAATTAACTGACAAGCATCTTGGAACCTTCTTTCAACAGGTTGAGCAAGAGGAAACTTGTTTGGAGAGTTGAGTAGTGTTAATGTAACAGATTTAGAATATGACTGTACAGTTGCAAATTGACCAGGATCAAAGTTTGCTGTTGTTAGTGATGGTAATTTTTTAGGAATTACAAATCTTCTTGAACGACCATCAGCATCTTCTAGAACCTTGTAAATTCTTTGTTTGCCATTAAGGAAAGACAAATCTGGAGATACCGTTGGCATTCCAGTAATGATAATTTCCTGTCCTTCTTTAAATTCATGAGTATTAGTTCTACCTACAAGAGCACTTGTGTAGAATACGATACCACCAATGTCTTCTGCGTTACCAAACTGAGAATCTTGGAAACCACCAGTTGCAATGCTTGGATCTCCTTGTAGAGAGAAGTCAACCCTAGCAATAGGTAGAGTTGATGTTATATCTTCATCATAAGAAACAACTTCACCCTCAGCTCTGATTGACTTTAAACTTACAGTATCAATTGTATTAGATACTGTCGTAGCAGAGTTAATTAAAATTGTTTCTGATTGAGTGGTATCCCAACTAGGAGCACCTAGAATTGGATTAAATGCAACATCCCAATAAGTTGGTGCATTTGCAGTATCAATACTAGCTACTTGATAGTAACCTGATGTAAAACTACTATCATCAGTGTCATCTAAAAATACAACAGCACTTACTGGAATATCAGTTGTTGGATTTGTAGTAAATCTTAGTGTGTTAGAACCAGATGTGGATGAAATAGTTAACGATAATGCTCCACCAGTAGCAGCAGATGTAACGTAACTATATTGATCACCTTCAATTAGAGCACCAGATTTTATTTGTACATCAATAGTACCACTAACATATGCGTTAGCACCCGTTTCAGAATTGTAAGTAACTCCAATTACATTTGCTCTAGCACCAGTGTTTAGACCTACAGCTTCAACACCAGATTGAAGTAGGGATAGTCCTGTGTTATTTTGGAATGCGATACGGAATTGTTCTGGTCCAAAAACTTGATGACCAATTGGAAACTCTACACCAAAATCTCCATTTACTTCATTATCAATAAGGACTCTTTGCTTGTCGTCAAAGACCATGGCAAAGTCCCAAGTTCCAATTGAGTCGCCATTAGCATCAACTTTATCTCTATATGTTACACCAGTAACATAGTTTTTATCACCAAACTTGAAGATGTGTTTTCCAAGGTTAGCTGGTCTGATAATTACCAAACGTAGGTTATCACCAACAACTGAACAATCAGGTGGTAGTGAAATTGGGTTATCTTCTACGTAGTCACCACCAGAAATAATAAGTGTTTCTTTAACGCCAGGAGTAGACCAAGCAATCTGTGCTGCTTTTTTAATAGTACGGACTGGGTTTACAGCAGAACGACCATCGTTAAGGTCAGAACCAATCTGCTGTGAAACATAAACACGACCACCAACGTCATTCGTTGCTAGGTTGAGGACGTATTCTGTAGTTGCAATCTTGTCAGATCTATCACCTAGAATAGGTGTGATAGAACGAGGAAACTCACCAGCGTTACCAGTTTCAAGGAACTTATAATCATTTGGATCATTAACTCTAAAACCAATATGCTTAAAGTTTACAGTTCCATTTACTTCAATTCCATTCTTATGAGTAGGAGAAGATGTCCCAGTAGTTCCTGTATTTTTTGCTTCATATACATTTGATGCTGAGTATCTATAAGCACCTTTAGATACAATAACATTGGCAGCCCATGGCGTACCAGTTCCATTCATATATGTTTTGAGGTTTGGTGCCCTCATGTTCAAATCTGGAGTAATAAAGTTCTCAATGTCTAGGTTGAGAATTCTCGCAGTATCTGAAATAATAGATGTGGAGGTTCTGATAGCACCATTGATATCAAGTTCAAAGTCAACAGAGTCAAGGACTGCAGTTGCCGCAGCACCAGCACCATTACCACCAGTAAATACAATATTTGGAACAGTTGTATATCCGTTGCCAGGATCATTAACTGCGATAGAAACAACAGCACCATTAAAAATAAATGCTGAAGCAAGAGCTTGAGTTCCGCCAGCTGGTGGTGGATCAATAACAACAGTAGGCGCTAATGTGTATCCAGAACCACCTGCATCAATGTCAATGTTGTTAATTCTTTGACCAGTTCTATTAATACCTACACGAGGCAATCCGCTTTGGGCATCTAGCTCCAAACGTAATATTTCTCGTTCGTCAGCACCCGCGCCAACTCTGATGGTTGTCTCATTATCACCGATAAGTTTAGGGTTGACGCCCCTAATTTTTTCTTTATCGGAATTAATATGAAAACTCATGGTGTTCCCTGTGCTCTTGACTTTTTTCCTATATTATATTTAGCAATCACGCCCAAGCAATACTGATAACTTCAGTAGATACTGCCCATTTAATTGTCTCTACAGTTCCAGATCTTACTGTAGAATAACTGAAACGATTAGTTGCTGTGAATGGGTCAATTGTCCATGATTCATTGGATGGAACATCATGTTTGATAATGGTCAACATACTAGAAAGGACTGATGTTGCGCCAAGTCCATCACAATAAACTGCACTTTCAATCTTACCAGAATATACAACTCCTGATGGATTGACCCCAAGAAAATGACCTGTAATAAAATTAACAGTGCTATTGTCTATTACAATTTGAGTTCCAACATCATCTAACTGAAGTGTAGCTGTATTAACACCTCGTAAAATATAATTTGTTGTTTTACTGTCAGAGAAAAACTGATTTTTCATCTCAATAGAATTGAGAGACATAGCATTATGCTGCTCATCAATGTGGACTGTTTCGTCTACAGAAAATCCACCAAGAGATTCAAATTTGTTTAGATTCGTTGCCATTTACTTAATTTCCTGAACTAGTACGGTGAAGTTAATAATATCTGCAACATTATGATCATCACTTAGAGTTAAGGTAATTCTAGGTTCTGTAGAAGCAGTATAGTCAAACGTTGCTGTATACTGATCACTTGAAGTATTCAATGAAGCATACTCATTATGGAAAATGTCAGTACCATTATCTATAACAGAGTATTTTGACATAGATCTTTTTCCAGAATCCGATTTAGATACCACAGTTATCTCACACCCTTTAGATGTGCCACTTGGATAAAGAACCACAGCAGAAGATTCTAAACCACCTTTATCTAGTGTGAATGTAGAAGTTTTAAGTTTGTAGTCAGCTAATTCAAATTCTTTTAGTTCACCGTCAAAAATCTTAACTCCATTAAATGATCCAGACCCAAAGGTTGTGTTCAAATAAACATCACCTTGATCATCCAATCTAAGAATAGGATCAGTATTAAGTCCAGATGATAAACCAAGATCTAAATATTGCTTCGTACCACTAATGAATGTGGATGTAGAATCACTGTTATCAATAGTTGTATCTACAGAATTAAAGGTAACAATTTCTGTATTCAATGCTAGTGAATTTCCTCCACTAGTCGTGATGTTATCAATTCCAGTAAAATCTAAAGAGGTAGCTGATAATTGTAACGTGTTAACATTATTATTGTAGAAATACAGAATGTTTTCATTTGCTGCAGGAGCAGTTTCTGGAATAATATAAGTATTGCCATCAACGTCTCTAACACCGCCAAGAGATGACCAGTTAGTACCACTATATCCTTCAAACTGTTGGATTGTAGTGTTGAAACGAATAGAACCAGCACCAGCTGCAGCGATTGATTTTTCGTTATCAGTACCAGCAGGAATTCTAAAGTGAGTTACAGAATCAACAATAGTTTGTTTTCCTGCATTTGGTTTTAATACCAAATCTTGAATCTGTGTGGAGATTGTATTGTCATCTAATTTTAATTCTTGACCAATAATTAAAGGACAATCTTTATCTGGACCAACTCTAAGTTCTTCTACTTCAGAAATTGTTAGAGGAGATACAGCACTGGCAGACCATGTAAGTTGTGCTGATCCATTGTTTTCTGCTCCAGTAGTATGAGTTGGAGCATTACCAGAAGAAGCAGTCGTTCCACCAGGATTGCTAGTTACTTCATATACATTGTTTTTATATCTTAGATAATCTCCAGTTGCAACTGCAGTGTTAGCAGTCCATGAAGAATATGATGGGAGACCTAATTTTGTTGATGATATGTTCTTAGCAGTTCTAAAATCTAAGGAATCAGAATTTAACTGCAGAGTATTACTTCCGTCATTGTAGAAGTATAGAATATTGTCGTTTGATCCAGCGGTAAGTTCTGCTAGAATATAGGTATTACCATCAATATCACGAACACCACCTAGAGATGCCCAAGAATTTGTAGATGCACTATATCCTTCATATTGACTACTGTCAGTATTGAATCTAATAGAACCATTTTCAACAACTCCAGATGGAGGTCTTTCATTAGTATTACCAGCAGGAATCGTAATTGCACTTACAGAATCAACTTTAGTAACTCTTCCAGTTGCTGGTGTTAGTTTAATATCTAAATTAGTAGCAGAAGCAATATCATTATTTGTAATAGTCAAACTATTATTGACATTCAATTTATTGAAAGTTTTTATAACTCCTGATGTTGTAATGTCTCCTGATGATGAAGACAATGTGATTGGTGCTGTAGATCCAACAGCAATATCACCATTTAATTGTAATGTTCCTGATGTCGTTACTGTAATAGTGTTTCCATTAATTGCAGCAACTGACAGTGAATTAGCATTAATAGAAGATAGTGTTGATATACCTGTAGAATTTAAAGTTGTAAACGTTCCTGTTGGGGCAGACATTGCGACTGCGGTTAGAGTTCCACTCTCAATATCAGATAGAATGACATCAGTTTCTACTACACTATCTGCAGTAATTTGTAGTCCTGAACCAAAAACCTTAGGATTGTTTAAATCAATAGTAATGGTTGCCTCATCATTATCTTCACCACCCATATTTGGATGAACTTCACAAGTGTAATATAAATTTGGTGTGGTGTCGATAACTGAGATAGTTAATGTAGATCCAGACCTAACAACTCCATTTGTGTATTCTGTTCCTTTAAATTCTAATGTAGCAAATCCAGAAGTAGCAGGTGCCTCACTTAGAGTTACGACATTTCCTACAATATTTGTAATTAAAGTAGATGGATTTAGGGCACCACTGCCAGAAGTGACAACAGCTTCCATTCCGACAAGTAAGTTGGAAGCATCAGACACAGTAATGTTTGTGCTAGTATCATCTAAGGTTGCAGAGATTCCTGTTGCGTTACTTGGTGCGTAAGGACCATCTCTAAATTCAGATAAAAGAAATTGATGTCCTGCGTTACTAGAATCAGTTAAATCAAATTGATAAGTAGATTTAGAATATAATGTCAGGTTTGGTGTCATTACAGCACCAGAACCAGTATCAATAAACCATCTATTTTGTAGACCAGTAGATGTATTTACTGTGTATAATGTTGATGTATTTCCAACAACGTATAATTGATCTCCAGCAGATAAATCTGCTCCGTAAGTAGCATAAACAAAATCAGTATTGCCACCAGAATTAAGTAACTTGTGTATTGGTTGATCTACATTTGTAACAACAGCACTTACCTGAACAGTAATATCATGTGCTGGTGAAGTTCCACCAATTAAATTACCAGCTATTGTGATTACATCTAGATCTTGATAAAATGTTCCACCTTGTACAAAATCAACTTGCTGTACCTGACCATCAGAAGATCTAATGACATCAAAAGTTGCTCCACTTCCATTTGGAGATGTAGAAGCTACGTTATTGAACGTGCCAGATTCATCTGTTGCAAATGTAAGATTTGCTCCACCAGAAATTGCAGGTTCTGTTGATAAAGTAATAGTTGTGCCATTTACAACATTAGCAACTGTAGTGCTATCCGCAAGTTGACCAACATCAAGACCATCACCAGATACAATATCTCCTGCACTAATTCCTGCTGTACTTGAAACTGTAATTGATAAAGAATTACTATCAAGTGTAGATGCTAATGGTCCAGTTGTTGTTGGAGTTACTGTTGGTTGAGTTTGGATATTGATTCCCTGTACAGTACCATCTACCTTCCTCAACACAGTTCCAATAGAGAATGTAGAATCTGCTGGAGCAGGAGAGAATGATATTTTATCAATAGAAACGGTAGTTACTGGTAATACAATTGGTTGTGTTAATTGAGAAGATTCTGCACTCAATAGATCAGCATCTGTATATCCATTTCCTCCGTTAGTAACAGAAATTTCACTTACAATACCAAGATCGCCAATAGTAAATTCAAAATCTGTCGTAGCTGATCCGTAAACAGGGGCAAGTGTTATGGTTGCTGTACCAGCAGTTGTGGGTTGTTGTGATAACGTAATAGTATTATTGTTTGAATCAATACCACTAACAGTAGTGCCAATGGCAATAGCACCAGTTCCTCCAGTAACAGTGACTGCATCACCAATCCCAATCCCAACAACAGAGGTTACAGAAACTTCTTCTAATGTTCCCTGTGATGTAAATGATAATGTAATTGCTCCAGTACCAGTTGCTGCAGCAGATAAAGTAATAGATGTTCCACTATTAACAGATTGAACAGTAGTTCCTGCAGCAAGTGTTCCAACATCTGATTCTCCACCACCAACAACATCCATTCCAGCAACAATTCCTGTAGTATCAGCAACTGTTAAACTAGTTGAACCAGAAGTTACAGTGGTTGCAACATCAAATACTTGTCCTTTTAATTGAGCTGTGAGACCAGTCACACCAGAACCAAGTGTTAATACATCTCCTGTTTGATAACCAGTACCTCTATCAGTAAATTCTAAATTTTGAATAATTCCTGGAGAAGTAATTACAGTATACTCGAATCCAGAACCACCGCCACCACCAAGATTAGCATCAGCAGCACTTAATACATCACCAACTTGATAGTTTTGTCCAGAATCTAAAATTACTACATTAGAAACATAACCAGTATTAGTTACTGTAGCAACTGTAAATGCAAAGTTAGATCCATTTCCAATTCCATCAAATGTTGGATCAGCACTTAATACGTCGTTAACTTGATACCCAAGACCACTTGATACAATCTGAACACTGTCTACAATATTACTAGCAACAGTAATAGTTGCTTCTGCAGCTGATCCATTTCCACCAGTTAACTGTACGCCAGAATAAGTTCCATCTTCATATCCACTACCAGCATTAGAAATATTACCAGTAATAGTAGTATCTCCAATAATATCAATATCTGCTATAGCACCAGAACCATTTCCCCCAGTAAGAGAAACACCAGAGTATTGTCCTGGTGCATAGGCACTACCCTGATCAGAGATATTTCCATCTACTCCTTCTACTTCAAAACTAATTAAAGCACCACTACCATTACCACCAATAGGAGTCACACTAGCATAACTTCCAGGACTATAATTTGCACCAAGATTAGTTACTGTTCCTTCAAACTCTACGACAGTAATACTTGCAGTAGCACCAGCACCAGTTCCTCCAGTAAGAGAAATATCTCCATAGATGCCAACATCATAATTTGATCCACTATCTGTAATAGTAAGACCAGCTGTTTGAAGGATTGATTGTTGTACTTTAAAATCTCTGAAAGCAACAATATCTGCTTCAGAAATATTAAAAAGTTTTTTCTGAGATGCAATAAATCCAAGCGTTCCAATCTCTGGTCTATACAAACCAAGAGTTTCTTCAGTTGAAAACGCTAATGATGGAGCAATTCTTGTTCCATTTCCAATTTTTAGATTTCCTGTTGCAAGATCACTACCACCTTGAGAGATGCTAAAAATTTGATCACCAATTTGGTTAATCTTCTGCCTTTGCTTTTCAAAGGTATCAGTTCTTGCGACGTTAATTGCGGGCATTTTTTGCTAACTCTCTAAGTAGTGATTTGATTTCAGAGATTTCATTCTTCAACATATTTATGTCGTCCAACGCGGAACTCAACTGTTTTGACTTTCTCCTTGCAGATATTGCAGAATCGTTCAAATTGATGATGGCACCTGTGTTTTTGTCTCTTACGAGACCATCGTGCCCTTCTACTTTAATGTGGTCCATACGCGGAAATTAGAATGCTGCTACTGCTCGGATATCCTGAATCTTAGGAACGTATGCTGGATCTACTCCTTTCATTACAATTTTAATTGCGAATGAAGAATATTCAGGTAAATCTTCTACACTATATTCAAGATCTTGATATGCAGATTGTCTTTCTACAATTCCAGAAATAGTATTTTCACTGGTTGCAATTTCAAATACATCAGGTTCTCCTTTTTCATTAAAGTAGATCCAATCAATGTCGTCAAAGTTTTCTTGACTAGATGCTCTCTTGTACTTGTAATACACTTCAACATTAGAAATGTCCTTAAGATTTGCCAAGAGGTGAACATTAATTGCAGTTGCTGGATTAGAAATAGCAACTTCTTTAGTTACATACTTAGCTACGGCAGATCCATTCTTAGATGTATCTTCAGCAACAAAATCTAAACCATTAGTGTAAGTTACTTTTCCAACCTCAAGATATGCATTCTCGATATCTGGTTGGTTTGGATACTTAACAAAATCTCCTACACGGAAGATATCTGGTAGTTGATCTGCTGTAACAGCGTTTCTATTGTAGAAAACATTATCAATAATCTTATCAGTAAAGCTATTATTGATAGGATGAACATCAACCCTTAGAGTTAATTTCTGTGTTTTACTATTCCAGATAGTTGCCTTACCTGTAATAACATTGTCGTATGTATCCAACATAATATTTGGATTACGTGCTACAATTGTTGCAGCATCATCAATAGTTGTTAAAACTTGCGAAGGAGTGGAATCAACGATAACACTAGTTAAAGATAATTGATTTCCTAGAGTTACAGTTTCTCCTTTTTGGAAGAACTGTGATGTTTTGACTCTTACATAAACAGTATCTCCATCAACTCTTGCAATAGTTCCAGTAGTTTTAGTAGTTACACCTTTGATAGTTTGATTATCTTGAATTTCAGTAGCATTTTGTCCTGCAAGTTTAAAAGCATAAACTGGATAGAACTCAATAATCTGATCTCTTCTACCAAATCTATCTTCTTGACCCATAGCATTTTCAATTCTATTACTTACTGTTTTAACAGTAGCAGTAGAAAGATCGATCATTGGACTCAAATGAGATACATTAGATGATAGAGACATCTTATATCTTAAGGAATCTGACAAACTATTGAGTGTTTCATTAATGTCAGAAGCAATCATTTTCTGATTAGTAAAGAAATGTGGTTCATTCAAGAACGTTCTTTCGTAATCATCTTGTGAATATGAAACATAGTTAGTTGTGCTTGAATCTACTGGTACAACATTTGTAGTTTTGACTTCTGTTGATAAGGTAGTTCCTGTAAACGATAGATAAGAAACTTGTGGATATAGAGTTTCAAACTTTCTATTGAAAGTAGCATAAACATTATCGCCACCACCAACACCATTTCCAGCAGCTTGTCCAGCAGAGGAAACATTATATACATCAACACCAGAGTTACTTACTTTGAATAATGTATTATTAAGGATACTCTCAGTAATACCTCCTGTCTCTCTAGCAGTTCTATAGAAAACATAGGACTTTCCAGTTGTCTCAAAACCATTATCTCTATGCTGTACTTTCAAGATAGAGTTGTTATTTTTAAACAACTTAGATGTTGAATTTGTGTTTGCACTAGCATTCGTTTCAAATGGGTTATTGTTTAACAACTCATAACCCAAACTAGTATTCTTCAATAGAAGTTCTGCAGGTCTTGTAGTATTAAACTCAGCACGGTACATAGTGAACTTAAGATCTTCAAAGATATCTTCAGTCCAACTTTCAGTATTTTGTGAACGATATACAGAACCTAGAGATGGTTGAGTTGTGATGACTGTGCTTGTAGCAATATCAGTTTCACCAAGTTTAGAAGACCATAGTTCATAATCAATAGAATCTGTCTCAACTACCAAGGCATACTCTGTATCATTCTGTAGATATACAGGGTGATCGAAAGCAAAATGTGTTGGTGTAGTAGATTCCGTAGCATCGCCTGAATCGACCGCTACACCCATTCTAACCGCTGGTGTGTCTATCTCGATAAAGGTTTGAATTTCGCACCCTCCAGCGCCATTTCCGACGCCTTTGATGACAACTGAAGGTGCCTCTGTATATCCAAAACCAGATAGTGAGATTTCAGCATTGTAAATTCTACCACCAGACACTTCAATACTTGCAGTAGCATTAGAACCACCAGGAAGTTGAGGACTTTCGATAGTTAAAATTGCACTGTCATAATTTAATCCAGTATTTGTAATTCTAATATCTGATAGTTTACCACTGTCTTTTGCAACAGCAAGAACAAAATCAGTACCATCAGTTGCATTAGCAAGAGTTACTGATGGAATAATTAGATCTTCATTTTGGTTGAAGGATCTGCCATTGTGGTTACTAAGAACTACAGTGTAAACTTGTTCATTAGTCAAACTATATCTACCAGATGCAGTAGCTACTAGTTCTACATTGTTCTTATCAAAGATTTTGAGAATAGGACCAGAAGCAGCAGAAGATGCACCAGTCACACTTTCTCCTTTGAGAACTGACATGTTTCCACTAGCAAAACACTTGAGGATTGTAGTTGGAGATAAAGTTTTCTCAGAACCAGGAATAATGTTCTTAGCAGGTTTTTCTGCATCGACATTAGTAATATATGTTTTAATTGGTACGTTTGTACTCTTTTTGCTAAAGTACAGATCAACACCAGTAATGAAACAACCACCCTCTAGATTTTCAACCTTAAATGTTTGAGCTAGTGGATTAGGTCTTACTGGATTATCAGTATTACTCTCAATCAACTGTACACCTTCATTTGATTTGAAGATGGATGGTTTTGTAGATACAATGCTTGGTGGATTTTCTGGTAAAATACCAGTAGCATAATACTTAACTTCAGTGTAAGTATCTACTCCAAGTTTATCTTCATTAGTTGCACTAGAAGTAAATCTGAATGTTAGTGTACCTGATGTGAAATTTAACTCTTCAGCAGATGTGTCGTATGGTACAGTATCAACATCTCCAGACCAAGTTGCATTTTCTAGTGGTGGTAGACCTGCAGGTAGAACAATTAGTCCACTTGCATTACCATATTCATCTGTAACAATAGATCCATTAAAAGCAGATAGAGAATTACCAGCAATGCCAGTAAATCTTAAATCAGGATTTACCCAACGAGAAATATCTCTTCCTTCAAGGAAGACATAAACTCTTGTATTTGGTTTCATTCTGCCAATATTAAACTTGACAGGAACACTTCTAGCAAAGAATGATAGAGACGTTCCTACGATACTATTCCCAACACTCTTTGTCTGTAGACCTTTACCAACTTCATTATTCTGTGGACTAATGTTTGAAGAACTTCCTACAGATGCAGAAGATACAGTAGTATTTGCAGAACGACTATTTACTTCACCAAGAGAATTAATAGTTGTAAACGAACTAGATGCACCAACCCAGTTAATAACAAAAGAGTTATGTAAACTAGATAAACTTTCTTTTACATCTTCTTTTGCTAAGAAAATATTAAATAAATCAGTGTTAGTATCTACAACTACAGGTTCAACACTCTGATCATACCATTGATCAATTGAAGGTGAAAGTCCACTATCACCAACATATTGAAGAACAACAAATGGATTTGGATTTACTTTAGAAGAAGCAAAACTATTACCTAATAAAGAAAGATGCTTATATGGCAACGTAATCATGTTACCAGTTTTCTTATATCCAGAAACAGTTCTTTGATCTTCTCTGATATTTACTTCTGTTAAAGTAATACAATCTTCTTTTGATTGTGGTCTTAGTACAGATTGTTGCGAATCAATAGCACATCTATAATCTAGAGATCTGAGATTACCTACTTTATGTGCTTCAAAATTATCAACAAAAAATCCAGATTTAAATCTATCAAGTCCAATTTCATCCTTAACTTGCATATTAAGAGCTTGCTGCTCTAGGATGCTAAGTGTGGTATAATACTCAAGACGTTCAATACGTTTCTCTAGTTTACCGATGTCACGCATTGTGTAACGACGGTTATCAACTGGAGTAACCCTTACATCTTTACTGGTAGTAGTAAATGCGGGAACGTAAGCATAGAATAGAGGTACAGCATCCTCGATAGGATCTGGTTTGGATGGATTAAGAGAAGAGTTACCTTCCTTAACGATAAAGTTTCCTCTCTTATCTAAGAAGATACCATCAATACGATCTAGATACTGCTTCTGACTAAAGGAGAATGTAAACTCTAGATTTCTATCTGGAGCAGGAGTGCTAGTAATAACGGCACCAGCACCAGCAAAAGATCCTTCTGTAACTTCTAAAGATGATGTGTCAAGGAAACCAGGAATAATTGCTTTACTATCTACTTTTGGTCTAAAGTCAATAACATTTTTAAGTTCTGTAATACCTAGAACAGAAGAGTCAAAAGATGGAATTTCATCTTCTGGAATTCCTGCTTCATGTAGATAACTATCAATAGTACAGAAGTCACCCTGAGAATGCTCAAAGTAATCGAAAGCAATAACAAGTTGACCTGTAGTTGCCTCAAATCCAGGTTTTAGAACAATACGAGAAACATCATAGATTGTATCTCTCTGTCCACTATCAAACGAATATCTGCTGGTTACATCCGTTCCAGAAATTAGGTTTCCAGCAGTATCAATTTGTGGTGGTTGAGATGAAGTTCCTTCGTAGACATACTTGAGTTTAAATGCATCAGAGTATGATAGAATTTCTACAACCTCTGTATCGTAATCAGTACCTCTTAGGGGTACAACACGGTCACCAGCAGATGTAACTGTAATTCTCTTATTCTTAACTACAGTTTTTAATCTTGGTTTTGCATTAGATACTTCTAACGTTGCTGTCAACTTAAGTTTAGGGAACGTTCCATTAGTAGGAATAGTTCCAAAATATGTTGATGGTAACTGTAAACTAATACTACCAGAAGTAAGACCACTAGCTGTATCTGTAGAAGAACTAACTTCCACAACATCATCTGCAATATAGATGATGTCGCCCTTTACAATATCAGGTGCATCACCAGGATCTAGAACAGTAATAATATAATTTTCTTCACTAAACAGTGCAAATCTTTGTGTGCCAAATGGTAACTGCGCTGCAAACGTAATAATACCACCACCACTAGATGCTGTAGTTACAAAATCTCTACGGAAGAAATACTTGATCTTAGTATCATCGTTACCAGCAGAAATTCTAGAAACTTGCTTGCTTCCAGTTGGATATAGTAGTGTGCCACTTGTAGAATTGGATACCTTGGGACGCAATCTTACAATACTTGCATTTGTTACTGCTCCTGGTAAAGCAGTATCTAGATAGATTCTTGACTTATACGCACCTTCTTGTTTTGTACCATATTGTACAATTGCACGAACTAAATTGTTATCATCATCAGAGAACTGAACTAAGTCACCCTGTTGGATAGCTTGGGATGCATCAGCACTGAAACTTGTGGATTCCAAGAATACAGATCCTTTTGATCCAAAGAAAGTGTAATCTGTTACGGTTTTAATTTCAGAATATTTCTGACTATCAACTACAACATCGGCAGTAAATTTATTTTCTTTGCCTGCACCAAAACTACAACCAATAGATTTTACATTCTGTGGAGTGTAAGTAGTTACTGTATCTCTAAACAAAATTGGTACAATACTTGCACCAGCACTTGCTGGTCCAGCAGCATCTGGATTCTTTGCAGTAACTGCAGGTGGTTGTGCATACTCAATATTAACAGCAGATCTGCTAGCTACGGATGCTTTATAAAGTTTACCATCTGGAGTTTTCTCGATATTAATCTTAGAGGAATCATATTCAAGACCATTGATTAATAGAGATACACCATCTGCATATCCTAGTCCTCTATTTGCAACAATAAAATGAGAGATAGTATTTTCTCTAGCAATTCTTACAGTATTGCCATCTTCATCTCTAATTGTTTCACCAGACAAGAATCTACCAGATAATGTTGTAACAAACAATAGGTTACTGGTAGTATAGACACCTGCAGGTGTTCCTTCTACAACGCCATATGCTCCGCTTTCAACACCAAAAACATATTTACCTGCATCATATCCAGCAGGAATACTTTCTAAAATAATTTTGGTGTAAAACTGTGGATCAAAATAAGAGAATCCAAACGTTGCATTGTATGCAGAAGTTCCTGCAGCTAATCTTCCTCTAGAAAGAACAATGTCAGAATCAGAGTTAAAACCAGAACCTCTATCTTGTAGTACAAAATTACTAGGTTTTGCTTTACCAATGACAGGAGTAATTGTTGGTGAATAGTCAACAATAAATCCAAATTCATCAGAATCTGTTGCAGCTTCTGCTTCTGATAAGAAAATCTTTCTTAAGTATGCAGGATCAGATAGATCATACTCAAGTAACAAAAGTTCTAGTTCATCTTTACTACCAGAAATAGTCAATTCCAAATACTGAACTGAATCAGAAGAGTTGACTTCAGGTTTTGGTGTTGTTGAGAATGCTAGTGTTTTAAAAGATCCAATTGATGTTGGAGATCCTAAATCACTTCTTGTCTTGATATAATACAAAGTTCCAAATGTAGTTTGGAAAGTTGCATCAGATACAGCACCAATAAGTTGAGTTGTACTTGTAATTTGTAGGGTGATAGTTTTAACACCATCGGTAGGATCAAAAGAAATACCTCTCCTATTGACAGTTTGTTTGTGATCTGAAGATAATTCAGTATCATTTAAACCAATAGAACCATCATTAAATGTGGAATATAAAAATACATCAGGATATGCAGTTAAGTCAGATCCTTCTTTATTCAAAGGAACACTACCATATACATTAGTAATACTGTAAGATGGCAGACCTCTAGTTTTTAGAGTTACATTATCAGAAGATAAGCTTTCTCTTGCTTTATTAATTTCTAGATACTTAGTTTCTTTGGTAACGATTTCATATCCTTTGATATATGCTTTACCAGGACCGATACTAGCAACCATTTTTCTGGATGCTTCATCAGCGGTTAAATTATTGTAAAGACCAAAGTCATCTAGACCATAGAAACCTCTGTTTCCATCTTTTTGTGCCCACTCCCTAACATCAACATCAAATGTATCTACAACATAATCACCTGATTCATCAAAGGTTCTACGTGCTAGAGTTTGCTCAATAACACTAAAATCTGTAGAAGATACTTTACTCTTTACTTGTCCCTTTGAAATGGTTAGTAATTGAATAAAGTTTTTATCTGTAATTGCATTTAGAGCAAACTCTTTCAAACTCAAAGAGATTTTAAGTCGATGTGCTCCAGGTGCAGTGTAGTTAGAAGAACCAATTGCATTATCATATAGAGATACATCTTCTTCTGGAGATACAATCTCTTCTTTAATAGTAAAACCAACCTTTGCAGATGGTTTGTCGTAATATTCCTCAATGACCAATAGTTCTTGGTCACAGCGAACAAAATAACCATTAACAAAGTAAATACCTTCTTCTACCTTAACGGCAGAACCAAATCCCATTGCAGGACTTTCTAATGAAGTAGTTTCATCAGTGTCTGGATTTGTTACTTGAATACTAGTGGGTAGAACACTACCGTCAGTACCAACAACTAGAAGTGGTGTGTTGACACCATCAACAACTTCTAATGTTTCACCTTGACGGAATGTAGGTTCTGTGTTAGAACTACCACTGTTAATGTAATTTACATATAGTGTGTCTGAAGTAGCTTCTGTTGCCAATTTCGTAGCAAGAATCGTAGCTTTAACTCCAGAAGTTAAACCAATCAACTGTTGTCCGATTAATTGGGAGATATCATATTTTTTATATACAATATCATTTCCTTCGTTGACAGCAACTTCAGAAACAGATGATAGTTTAACGTAATCTAATTTTGTGTTAAGACCAACCTCACCAGGAATTACTAGTTCACCTTGCTTAAAGGCATACTTACCAAAACTCTCAACCTGATTCTGAAGAATCGATTGTAGTTGTGTTAATTCTCTACCTTGAATAGAGTAACCAGGACGGAAAAGAATTTTATAGAAATTCTTATTCGCATCAAAGTCCTCATAGTAAGGGCTTACATTAAGGTTTGTCTTCTGTGGCATCGTTTTCCGCCAAATACTAGCATTCTTTGTCCTTAGTATTTATAGAGATAAAAAAAATCCCCTGAGGTTTCTCAAGGGATTTGAAGTTATTTATTTGTGATCAGAACTCGATGACTAGTTTGATGTCTTCAATCTGGTCAGGCGCACGAGTGATTAGTCGTCTGTTCTCAACATAGATGACGCTACCAGAGTTATTTTCGATTTCTGGATTAGCAAGACCACTTGCGAAAGTGGAACCTAGTAGTGGAGATCCAGCAGTAGTGTAAGAAGTGTCAACATTACCAGAAGCAGTAGAAGTTTCACCACTAACAGCATTGGAACCATTAGATTCAAAAGATCTTACAACACCCTGATCTGTGTGCTCGTCATTGGTTTGGATGTACTTAAGAACACCAGCAGTTGTAGAACCACTGTCTAGTGTCCAGGAAACAACTGTACCATATGCAGTACCACCAGTTACAGTTTGTTGAATTTTTTCATCAACAGAGTAATCTGCATTAGCACCAGTAATCTTCAACGCTCTTAGACCAGAACGAGTGTCACTAGTTGCAAATGTTGTTGTTCCAAAGTCATATGGATCAGCAATGATGCCAATACGACGGAAGTCGTTATCAACAGGGAAGTCACCCTGACCTTCAGAATAAGTAAGGCGGATGTTAGTCATAACACGCTTACCATTGAGTTCTACCTCATGGTCAGAACCATGACCACCTGCAGGAGGTAGTACAATTTCGATAGCACCAACAGCAGAAGCACCAGTTGCGACTGCAGTGGTTAGACCAGCATCAGAGAAGAGATTACCATTGGTGAAGAGAACATTAGCATAGGTATAACCTGAACCACTTAAACCTGTTGCAATCTGTGCAGATGTAATAGTACCAGAACCATTAGTTACAAATTCTACAACAGCACCTGTTCCATCACCCTTAACACTAGTGTATAGAGTTTGTGATGCGGGAAGACCAGAACCAGCGTTCTCGATCAAAGCAACATCACAAGAACCATCAGTAGCAAGAGCTACAGTTGCTTGTCTAGAAGGATTAGAAGGAAGAACGATTGGCATGAAGTCCGAAGAAAGGAACTTCAGTACATCATCAGTTGGGATGGTGTACATATACTTCCAAATGTAACCAGCACCAGTTGTTTCAGTGTAGATACCAGTAGCAGAAGCATAGTTAGCACCACCTGTGCTTGGTTCTTCAGTTGCGTTCTGTCCAGTGCTGTTAGAAGGATCTTCACCGTTGTAAAGACACTTGAATACTTCATACTGAGAGTTCATTACATAGAACTTAGCATCAGCAATTGTGTTTTGACCTGTTGCAGTTTGCTTACCAATTTGACCACCGCCACCTGGAGTAGCAGAGTAGTCAGGCTTCCACATGTCGAACTTAGGGTTAGCAACTTGATCCCAGTTGTAACGACGGATAACAGTACGTGCAAATGCGTCAGTAATACGCTTAGCAGCGATCAACTCGTCATATAGTGCTCTCTTTTCTCTCTGATTGTCAAGAGGAAGGGGTGGAACGTCTTCTGTAGCGTAACGATATACGCCAGATACTGCTTCGGCACCTGTGTCGGATCCACCAGCACCACCAGTTCTACCCTTTAGAGGAGAATTAATAGGAGGGGCAGAGTTAACACCGTTGCTACCAAAAACGTCGGTCAGAAGAAGGGCACTATCATAAACTGCAGAAACGGTGGCGCGGAATGTAGTGGAACCATATGTTCCAATATAAACTTCGTTGCCTACGGCAAACGCCGTGGAATTTTTAGAGTGAACTTCTAGATACGCTTTCCAAGGTTGTGGACGACCCACAAAGAAATACATTCGAGAGCGTTCCGCACTGGTATCGTTAGGACCTTCAGTGAGGGATTCTAGAAATTGCTTCGCGTTAAAGATGCGAAACTTATCAGAGATAATAGCAGCCATTTGTTTTCTGTTCCGACGTAGGGTTTGTGCCTGAGTTATTTATATTTATACTCTATTTAGAAAATTGCAAACGGAACTAACTCATGACCGTTAGCAATTGAGTTTGTACCTCTAATCAAGGTACATCCAGTGAATGATGTAGATGTTTTGCCAGTATACTTAATAACAGTTCCACCAGTAGTAAACAAGTATCCATCATCAGGGAAATAAGTTGTATCTTGAACAATGATGTTTCCACCAATTGTCCCTGCGGAGGAACTAATAGCAACAGGATTCTGGATAGATGGTGGTAGGATATTAAATTTATCACCAGATAATGTGTAACTAGAATCTCCTCTTTTATTAAAATCTTCAATAGTTAAAGATCTAAAGTAAATATCAAGTTCTAGAAGTGTTAATCCAGATACATTAGCTGAACCATCATCAAAGATACCATCAAAGTGACTGATAGTATATCCTGCATTGGTTTTAGTGTAATTTCCAATGTATTCAATAGTTCTTCCAGCAACCAAGTTTACGATAAGAACCTCGGTTGAATTTCTTCTTGCAACATGATAACCATCATTAATCTCAATAAGATCGACTTCACTATTATGTCCACCAGTTGTATTACCAGATCTGACAGGAACTGGGTCTGCTAAGAAGATTTCTTCTTGATAACCATCAACGACACCACCTGGAGGTGTAAACAGTAGAACTTCTAACTGATTTTTTTGTAATACAAATTCAGTTTGAACTGTTTGCAATTCATTCCGAACAATTGTTTGGTTATGAACTGTTTGAGTTGATATAACATCATTTAAAGGAGTTTCTATATTAGATGAAACTCTAGTTGTTACTTCAGATATAGAATCTACAAATAACTGTTGTTGTAGATCAACTTCAATTTCCGTAGAAACAATTACAGTTTGCTTATCGACTACAATTTGGTAGTTAGATCTTTGCTCAGTTCTTCCAGTTACTGCACCGCCACTTACAGTTACCAACTGAGATGCAGATTCAATCTGAGCAACACCAACAGGAGCAACAGATACAAGTTCTGGAATCTGACGTAAGAATGTTCCTGCGGTCCAATTCTTTTCAGTAGTTCCTCTTCTTGCTCTAATAATATTAATAAACCTATCAGAGAGCTTCCTGTTGTAAGATACAACCTCATCTCCAATCAATAGGAAACCAGTTCCATAGAATTTAGATGTATCGGGAATATAAGCGATATAATCACCAATATTAAAGTCAAGATCAAGATATGCAGCATTCTCAAAGTAGTTGATGTTAGACAACGCATCATTAGGAATTAGATTCTGAATGGTGGTTGTAATTGCTTTACTTACTGTTGAGATAGAATTAACAGTAATAATATCTTGAATTTCTGCAGAAACAACAGATGCATTATGTTGAATAAGTAATCCATTTTCAATAGGTTGTGACTCAATAAAGAAACCAAGTTCAACAACTCCAGGTTGATCGGAATCACCTGGCATATCAAATCCATCACCAACTACATTAGATGTTGGTAATCCAGTTTGTCCTGTTTGAATTTCTGCTTCAATATCAGGATCAACTTCTGTTGGACTCCTTAAATCTACAGAAGAGTAAGAAGCGACACCAGCTAATCTATTACCAAGAATATCAATGGTAGAGGTTATATTGATTCCAGCGTTCTCTACGATTGGACTCATCCTCAAGTTAATTAGTGATACACCAATTTCTCTTTCAGATAGAATATCAAACTGCCTAGTTGTAATAACTTTAGGAGCAGTAGTATATCCGTTACCACCATCAATCAAATCAACACTGATTACTTGACCCTTACTTACTAGAACATTTGCTCTAGCACCACCACCATTACCGTCTAAAGATTCAAACTTAAGAACAGGTGGTGTATAATACTGATATGCAGTAGGTTGTGTAATAGGATCATAACTACGCTGGTTCCATGTTAATTCGGTAACAGATCCATTCTCAATAGTAGCAACTACGGATAGACCTTCACCTCTCGTGATTCCAGTGTATCTTTCAACTGATATTGTACCAAAAATATCATCAGTAGTTTGCTCTCCATCTCTACCATCCTTACTGGTAGCTACCTCAGGCAACTGTTTAATATTTCTAAATCCTTCTTCTCCGTCTACACGAATTTTGTCACCACTAGACAGATATACAAAAGGTTGTTTGTATGTTTTTCTGAAGAAAGTTCCATACCAAAGAGCACTGTCATCTCTAAGAAGTTTTCTATTATATTCGTCTTTCTTGAATACAATAGAAACATTAGAAATATCACTATTAGTAATTGTATAAGTTCTAGTATACTTACCTTTTACAGCAAATGTATAGTCCAAACCGTCGATGGGAACAGGGTTTTGACACTTAAGATTGAATTGTGCAGTTCCACTTGATTTTTGTCCATTTGAAAGTTCACCAATTACATTATATGTTCCATCAGGTTTTATTTGCCACACATGAATAGCAGAACCAATAGCATCTCCCATCCAAGAATACGTAAAGTATTCATCGAGAATTGATTGGGAACTGTCAAATGTAAATTTACCTTGTGCAAAATACGTATCTGGAGAATAATCATAGATGTTTAATACTTGTCCAACATCTCTGCCGTAAAGATATCTAATGTCAATCTTCATTTCCTTTTTAATAGGAACATTGAAAGTAATGTTAGGACCAGCTACTGAATAAGAATATCCTTTTCTTTGTAGAACTCCATCCAAGAATACGTATAGAGCATCTTCTGCTTCAATACTTTGTACCGTGTAATCTTCTACATCTAAAATTAAGAAAGGACCATTCCTAACATCATTGACTAGATTATAATCAATAGTAAGTCGTTTGTAATTACCAACTCCAATACCAACTACTTTTTCAACTGCCGTTGGTTCACCAATAGTTTTTGCACCAATGTCTTGATCCCAAATGGGAGCAACATCAAATTTAATTAAGTTTGGAATTACAGTTCTATCAATAAAATATGAATCCTCTAGAGGATAACCTTGAGTAAACTTGGGTCTTTGTAAAACAGCATTTAAAGTCAAGAATAGATTTTCATCATCTTCTGAATTTACAACAGAACCATCATCCCAATATAATTCAAATTCTTTAGTTTCACCATCAACATAATCTGGAAGTGATCTTGTTACAGATTCTTCTCTAAGTACATCATCCAAATTAGTATATAAAGAATTAAGAGAAGCAATTACTGTGCTGCATTCCTGTTGTGGAAGCAGAGGATCCATCAAAATATTGTAATTTGAATATGTTAGAGTAGGAGTCCAATTACCGCTTCTATTGGGATTTTGTTTTGTTGTCTCTACAAGTCCTTTTCCTTCAGTTAAAATAGTATCAACGATATCATGATATGTGTTTAGAGCACTCTCAACTTCTGCACAAACAGGACTTACTGAATCAACTAGAACATTTGGATCTGTAACAGCTCCTTGGTTCTTCATTGCAATAATCATTAGATTTTTTGCATATTCAAGTGTAGCAACTGTTTCTGTTAATTGATCAGAAATGTAATATAGTTTTTCACCATATGGATATTCATTGTTTCTATAGTATAGTTGTGCAGCATTAACAATTTTTTCATTACCACCAAACTTGAGGTGATAAACATAAGCGTCTAAGATAAGACCAATGTCTCTATAACATTTTGTCT